GTCCCAGACTCCTTGCAATTCCTGGATTGGCTTTCCGGTAGCTTTCTCCCACTTTGCATATTCAGGCGGTTGGGCAACATAAATTGCTTCTTCGCCTGAGTTATATTTAATTGTAATTTGTGACTTCATTGCTCCCGATGCTCCGATCTATTAACTAAAAGACTCTGATGGTTGTCCAACGACTGTCATTGTCCAAGTATCAGTGAGCGCTCCTGGAGCTGCTCCACCTGCGCTTGGAAAAATTGGCAAAACGTTGAAAGTAAAGACTGCGCCAGTTGCGGCTGTAAAACTGACTGCTAACGTGGTATTAGGTGCTGACTCAGCATCAGCCCACATTGCCTCAAATAGAGAACCAACGGCTCCCCAATCTTGCAATAATTCAATTTCGAAAGTCCATTGTTTGTCAATTGACTTGTAAGCGCGACCATCGAGAGTTTGATAGGTCTCGATAATGGTTTCGGCTGAAAGTGTCGCTGAGGTCGCCTGAGCATCGTAGGATGATGAATCCAACGTGAAAGTGACATCGCGACCGGTAATTACTGTCGTTGCCATTGTTTCTCCTTAATTAGTTTGCTCGTAGCGGACGCTCAAGCGAATATCCGACACCAAAAAAGTACTGGTGCCGACCTGAGTTACCGAAGGTGCGGACACCGTTGATAACTCATAACCAGCGGGCAAAGCCGCCAGAATACTGATAATTAGTTTTTCTAAATTGTCTAATGAGGCTGGGTTGGAAAGGTAAGCGACCCCAACGCTAATGACATAGTTGAGCCGAGCGCGAGTACTATTACGACCAATAAGCTCGATTTCGAAATAAGGATCGACAGGGACAAGCGCGGCGAATGGCGGCATTGGCGATTCTGGCACAGAGTCATAAACGTTAGCCGCGACGGATGCAATTGCGGTCTTAATCGGAATTCGGACATTATCTTGAATTGAAGTGGGCATTATCCCACCATCGTCTCAACGTCTAAGTAAGGGCCGAGTAAACCAGTTACTTTAGCAAGTAAATTTTTTGAAAGTCTGAAAGGTGTAACCGCAAAATCAATGCCTTCTATTGATCCACCGGCGGCGGTTTTGGCCTGGAAAATTTCTGTTGATATAACCAAAGTAGCAGTCTTAACATTGGCGTTTCCGACATATGTGGCCGCTCCAGTAAGCGTAGCCGTTCCCGCGGGTATGACGTTAAACTCTGTAACATCTGAAGCAGTAATAGTTGCTGAGAATTGATATAGGTCGTCTGATATGTCTGTGATGACTCTTGTGCCGTTAAAAGCGGCTGAGACTCCGGCAATAACGACTGATTGGCCAACCGAGAATTCGTGCTGGGTTGTTGTTGTGAAGACTGCGACATTGTCGGTTAGTTCCGCCTTAGCAATTGGAGAGGCGTATTTTACCAACATTGAAAGGATTATATTTTCTGACGCGTCAATTATTTCATTTAAATAAGCATCGTTATATAGGGATGATGAGACGCCAAGAATTGTCCTCAGCTCTGTCGCCGTGACTATTGTTGGCATCTCATCGTCCTTTCAAGCTAATTGGGTGAGCGGCCAGCTCGGGAGCGGACTGGCCGTCACTATTTGAGTTTCTTAGTTTTTGTTGAAGTGGCAGGATCCGTTAGCTACCTTTACAGCGAGTGCGCCGTATCCGTAGTAAGCAACCTTTACCTGACCAGTTCCCACAACGTCAGCGCGTAGCTGGAATCGTGGTGATTCATACCAAGTGTATGATTCTGGATTCACTACGAACATTGAGCCATCACCAGTGGTGTAAGTCAATGCAGATAGTGAGCGAGAAACGTATAAATCAAGTCCTGCAACGTTTCCGCGAAGTGACTGTGGGCTTACCGCTCCACCAGCGTTTGAAGGTGCTGTCGCTGTGTAGATAGGACGGCCGTTATCGTTGTAGCTCATAATATTTGCCCATTGTTCTGGGGAAACTACTAGTGAGCGAGCAAATCCGAGGCTGTTCTCATATACCTCAGCAGCTGCTTGTGCAACGTATCCGAGCAAGCCAGCAGCAGTGTTATCTTGTGCTGTTGGAGCAAGCTGTCCGGATGAAATGATTAGGTTTGTAACGTACTTGTCAGTCTCTTTTGCATAAGCAAATTCCATCTGACGTACTAGCTCTTCGAAGAAGAGTGGGGATGAGCGATCTAGCAACTCAACTGAGAATTCCTGACCACCAGCGAACTTCTTAACGGCTACTGAGAGGAAAGAGTTCGTCATTCCTGTCTCGCCAATTGCGCCTTCCTCAGCTACCTCTGCAACTGTTGGCACAGCGGTTATCTTTGGGATTTCAAATGTCATACCAGCAGCAGGTAGAACGCCGCGGGAAATCGCGTCAATTGAGCCGCGATCTGCATTTGATAGTGGGTTGATGATTTCTGCTAGCTGTGGTGTTGGAATTAAGCCAGCATTGTTGGTTGTGGTGTCATCTGCAGCGCGAACATAAGCGCGAGCATTGTCATCACCGAGCGCAGCGCGAACGCTGTTCTCAAGATACTTCGCCTTTGTAAACTCAAGGCGAGGAGCGGTGTAGAACGCTGGCTTTGGCGCAGCGGCTTCCACCTTGGCTGCTTCTACCGTTTCTTCGGCAGGAGCAGGAACGGTAGTGTCAGACACTTGTTCTCCTTCGGTTGGTTTGTCCTCTTCGGCGGTTGCCGGAGCGGAATCTTCTTTTGGTGCTTCATTCTCGGACGCTGCAACTTCTGAAACTCGCGCTGAGTCAATTGCAGGATCAGTTACTAAAGAAACTTCATCTAAGGTTGCTGAAGTAATTTTCATTACGCCAGAAGCATTGACCCATTCATTTATTTGAGCGCCAACGCTAAAACCATCTCTCAAGCCTTCAGTGGCCTCAATTAAGGCATCTTCTCCGGCCATAGTGTTGGCGATTTTAAACGTAGCCACTATTCCGTTTTTTGTTACCTCGTGAGCAACCATTTTGCCAATAGGGCGGGTTCTGTCGTGCTCTAACAACAATTTGACTGGCTTAATCTCAATTGAGTCAGCTGCAAAAACTGTTGGCCCGACTGAGGTATTGCCTTGCTCGTTCCAAGTCACAATAGTCCCGCTGATTGTGCGCTTTACTGTGTCTGCCGCTAGGACAGTCATCGGCATATTAATTCTCATTTGGAATTAGGTCCTCTTCTCTTTGAATTTGCTCAACACTCATCGCACCGATGCGGTTTAAGATTTCATAGACTTGAGCGCGCTCTAAAGCGTTGCCGCGCAGGAAGTCATCTAGTGCAAATCTGACCATCACTGGATTTGGCACAAAGTCCGGCAGTGAAAGTCTTTCCTCTATCGCTTTAAGTATTGGGCGAAGAGAAAAATCAACAAGTGAGCGCCGCTCGCTAACCGCGTTGCTATATGTCATTGAAGTAGTTTCGGCGCTCAAGAAGTAAGCAGGTATGCCGCAAGCGCGAGCAAGCTCTAACGCAACGTATTGGCGAGCTTCTGCAAGCTGCAAAGACTTTGGATCAAAGCCAACACTTTCCAAAGTCACATCAGCATTTAGAAACGCGGTGGCCTTTTGCTGACGAGCAGTGCGCCAAGCATTTAGCAAAGATGAAATTCTTTCGGCGGTTAGGTTAGTGCCATTTGATTTCAAAACTGTGGAAGGAACTGGGTCTTTAGCATAATTAACTGCCGCGTTTTCGAGATAGACAGCTGCGCTAATTGTTTTACCAGCTCTGTGTAGTAATCCTTCATCTGGGCCATCAAATCTAATGATTGACCCGACTCCACTGATGGGAACTGCGATACCATCAACTTTATATCCAGTGATTTCGGTGTTTTTGTAATTTGTATCAACTGTGACGCGATCTGGGCTAATGCGAGTCCAAGCTCTTACTCGTCCGCCATCTGTTGCAGAATACATTTCTAAGACTTGGCCATAACCAACACCATAAAGCCAAATATCCTCAGCAAGCCAGTTATAAATAACAAAGCCAGCAACTCTTGGGTCTGGTTGATTAATTACTCGGTGTGGATCGACAAATTGTCCAGTGATGCGGTTAAATGTTGTGAGAGGTAATGAGCCAATAGTTCCACAAATGATATTTCGAGCGCGAGCAACTGAAGGGACTGACATAGCAAGCTGTCTGGTTGTATTTGTTGCGCCGCCTAAAATGTTATAAACGGAATCGGTAATTTGAACTGGTGACAAAGCAGCAGTGACGTCTAAACCGATTTGAGGTTTGGCGGCTTTTACTTCTGGAAAGAAGAAATCTCTAATAGCACCCATTTGACTAAATTGTAAGGGCTATGTGCTACAGAATTACTATATCCACTCCGCTATCTGCTTTAGTGGCGTAGTGAGTGGCCATAGCAGAGGCCACTGCTCCGCAAATAACAGCATTGGACACTTTACGCCCCATTACCCAGCCGCCATCGCCGAAAGGGAGCTTAACGGCGGCTAGGCATTGGCGGGTTAGCTCTTCTTGTCCGGAATGAGCCAACCGCTGAGATGAAATTGCGCCCAACAACTCATCACAGCTTTGCGCATAGTCAAGACCATCAATAGGTTCAGTCCTAATCCCAGCAGGGGCTAATCGCGCTGCCACTGCTGAAGCGGTTCGGGCCGAGTAAGCAACCAGCTGGACAGGATATTTCCGCACCCAATCCGCCAAATCATTAGCCAACGCTTTATCGTCAAGGTTGGCGGGATTGTGCCAAGTCTGCAAGAGAATAACTTGAAATCTATCGCCCTCAAGTTTTTGACTTGCTACTAGTGCTGCTTGCTTTCTATCGGGACTGAGATCAATAGCTAACCAAGTATCTGCCTCTGGGTTTAAGCGAAGACCCTCGACTTCGCAAGCTGCCCATTGGGACGGATTGATTACTGGGTTAATTGTATCGACCCATTGACATAAAACTTCGGTTCGAACAATATCTTCGGGGTCTGACAGGACTGCTCGGATATTATCCGGATGAACTGTGTAACC